AGGGATCGAGCTAGAGAGGTTATAGTAGCAGACGCTAAAAAGAACTTGTTAGCCGCTCCAGAAGGAAGTTTCGTTGCACAAACAATAAGAAACTACGTTGAAACATCTGGTATGACTACTGATCAGGCTTTGAATAACATTATAGAAGTGGAATCTACACAAGAACTGGATGCCACAAGTTTTATGAGACGTGCGCCAAACGCATCTTTTGTCAACGAGTTAATGGCTAAGTTAGAATCTAGTGGTGAGCTATCTGCTGATACAAAGAACGAGATAGCTAACGTCATACTTAAAACACTACCTGAAACATCTTATCTACAATCGTTTAGAATGCGTAAAGGTGGTGACCTTATTAGAGCGCGTATGGGGTACAATGAAGACTCTATAAAAGCTATCTCAGATCGTTCACGGTCTCTAGTGCGACAAACTGTTAATATAAAATATAAAGCAAAAATGCAGCAAGCGCTCGGTAGAGTTGAAAAAGAGATGAATGAGAGTGGTGGTAACCGTATAAATAAAAACGAACTACTCAAGTCTTTACGTGAGACAGTAAGAGATGGCCCAATACCAGAACGTAGTAGAGCATCTAGAGCTTTGACAGGTTTTGGGTTTAACATGACATTGGGTATGAACGTGTCCGGTGGCCTTGTTAACTTAACACAGATACCGTTAGTTACCTTTCCATATCTTGGCGCTAAGTACGGATACAGAACTACTATGGGGGGCATAAAAGGGGCTATGTCTCTTATGAAAAATAGCGGTGGTACTCGCACAATTATGGGTTATGGCACAGATGCCAACAACCAACCTATCGAGACTGAAGTAGGCTCGGGGTATTCAATAAGCAACGTGAACCCTAGAAACTTAACACGTACACAGAGACGTATCCTTAATAAGATGGACATAACCCCGGAAGAGCTGCAGGTGTTCATAGATACTGGCGTAGACCTTGGACAATTTAAAAGATCTCTCGATCATGAGATACTAGATGTAGATAGAATGGGGGGCTTCTGGTCTAAATTTAACAAGTTTACTGGGTTCATCCAACACCACACAGAACGTGTAAATAGAGAGGCAGCTTTGTTTGCTGCATTCCGTGGGGCTGTACGTAAGATGTCTCCAGAACAAAGAGCCAACCCCGACCTAATACTTAAAGCCGCGCAAGATGCGGTGTATGATACAGAAACCACAAACGGTGGTATAGCCGCAGCCGCTGCTCCTGAACTTGGTAGGAAAAATATAGGTGCGGTCATATTTATGTATAAGCGGTACGGCGTATCAATGATCGGTATGCTTACCGAAATGGTTGCGAAAATAACAAGAGGCTCCCCTGAAGATAGACGTTTAGCGATGTTCCAACTAGCAGGTATTTACGGAACATCTGGTCTCCTAGCAGGGGTATACGGTATGCCCGGATTCGGATTAGCAACAACAGCTATAGACGTGGCTATGTCTGCTATGGGAATGGACCCCGGCGGAGAAGACGATGACGCAAAAACAATGGCACGTGCCTACCTACATGATGGAGTATATAGAGGAGGGGTAAACTACTTTACAGGTGTTAATATATCCTCTCGTGTTGGACTTAGTGAGCTAATATATAGAGACTCTATGATGGATAGAGATTGGCCTCTGTTGTTTAGAGCAATAGAGCAGTTGGGTGGTCCTGTTGTAGGTATAACCTTAAACACAGGACGTGGAGCTACTCAAATATTAGAAGGTGCTGCTGACGGAGATATGGGAAAGCTAAGACGTGGTATAGAAACTATATCTCCTGCGGCTATAAAAAATATGCAGAAGGCGGCTAGATTTGCACAAGATGGCGGTGCGTATACTATGGATGGTAAACCTATCGTTCAAGATATTGCAGACGGGCATCTGGTCGCTCAGTTCTTTGGTTTCAGCCCTGCCTCGTACTCCGCACAAATGACAACAAATGCACAAACTAAAAGGCAAGAAAAAGCCATACTTAGGAGAAGAAGAAGTATTTATAACATGTACGCCAGAGCGTACTTTGATGGAGATGTTAGTGGTCTACAGAACGTGGCGAACAAAATAGTAGAATATAACCAACGTTACCCGCAGTACCCGATCCTACAAGATAACCTAGACAAGTCTATACGTGGTAGAATACGTCAACGTACCGGGGCATTTCATGGTCTCACTTTAAACCCAAGGTTAAGAGATCTATTAATAGAACAAGCTGAAAGATATGGAGACCCCACCATCTTTGATTAAAAAAAGCCCCTACTCTAGGTAGGGGCAGTGTTGGGAGAACAATTTATGGAGTGTTGCGCTATATAGAGTCTCTATACGATTCATCTACCATATACTGTATAACTCTCCTGTATCATGTAGTTCTCCAAATACGCAAGCCTAATTTACCTTCTTCTTCTAAAACTCGCGTTTCTATCTCCCAGTATTTCATTTTTGCAACATTTTTAGCCTGTTCTTTCGCTTTTTCTGTGTTCACGCAGGGTACAAATACAGAGTAACCTACGTCCATAGCGTCCCAGTTAACGCTTATACCAACGCCATCTGGGTTCAAATCATCTATTTTAAGTACTTTCTGGTTCATTTGCGCTATCAATACTAAAGTCTAATTCAAGTGCCTTGCACGGTGGGATGTCAAATTTTGTACCTTTACCAAACCGCACGACTACATTTGATTTTGCGTTCATATCTGCCTTTAAACTTTTAACAAGTTCTGCATAGTTTATTTGCTGCTTGGCACACCACTCTCGTAAAGGAGTTGGACGAATATATAACTTTCTTCTGTCTGTCTCGTATCGTGCAACCAAAGAGCGTGGGTTGAAGTCGGGTATAACTATCTCCTCTACACCATCACTTCTCTTATCTTGACTACTTCGTATATGTAAGATGTTACTCCAATGCTCTGCAATAAAATCATTCATGGTCTCAGTCACAGACGCGCCTATATCATTTACAGTATTACGCTGCTTCCGTAGCAAGTCTACGATCCAGTCAAACTGCTTGTCCATAGGATAATCTACAATACCTAGCTTAGATGCTATAAGAAGTCCTACCATAGACGCCGAACACCCTGCGCTCCAGAACCTGTTCTCAGAAGTAAGCCCTGCCGCTTCGTCTATTCTTTGTCTAGCTTGTTGCATCAGACCACGCACAGTAGCTTTGTTAGCTATTACCCACTGTACATAGTCTTCAGCAAACCACCCATAGTTCTTCTTTACATCTTCAAACAGAGCGTCCGTGACGATCTTTAGCTTTGGATCGGGCTTGATCATGCTAGGCACATCTATCTCTAGTAGCCTCTGCATTTCTGCCTTGGGTTCAGCCTTACCTTGTCTAAGCAGTTCCCATGCACTTGTGTTAGCTGACGAAACACTGAGTAACTCCCAAGGTCTGCCCCTTGTTCTTTCTTGATTTCCGCTAACGGTCAGTCTGTTCTTCTGCCTACCGCCAGATAGCTGATACACAAACTTAGAGAACTCTAGTCCTGTTATGTTTGTCATCTCATCCATAGATAAAAGTATATTATGTAAGACTTCTCCACGGTTCATCATAGAGTTGTAGGTATCGTCTCTCTGATTCATCAAAAGTTCGGGGTGACCCCATACAGACAACGCCATCATCTGAGCCGTAGTTTTACCTACTCCTGTGCCACCAAACAAATGCACCAACATACTATTTATACCTGTCATAGGCATCAGTGCAGTGCCAAAGCCCATACCGATAATAAACCTGTGTAACTCGAACCCATCTTGATTATAGAAGTTAAACAGTTCTTTCTGCCTATCAGCAGTACCTGCAGGGACAAATGCACTCACTAACCCTGAAGTTTTTGCGGATGGTGGGCTAAATTTTATATCTGTTTCTACCACCAGTCGGTCGCCCAGTACGAACTCCTCTAGTGTATCATCTGTCCACCCAAACTGTTGGTGCGCCTTATCTGCTGGCCCTTGCGTTTGTAATTCATCAACCCATCTCATAGAATACTCCATCAATAACTTTAATCCTGCTCCCATAGCTGTTACGCCCTGTGCAGACATGTGTTTGCGAAACTCCTCAGTAGACGACACAGAGGATAGCGGTATGCTAAACTCTCTCACACCGTCTTTAGGTAGCTTCAGTTTATATACAGCTATCTCCCCCTGATCAGGATCGTGTAGCCGTTTTGTTATAAAGAGATCGTTTTTATATATCTCTAAATCTTCTGGATTACCTTCAGCGTCTTGTACTCTTTTATATACGCCACCGTTCTTACCTCTAAAGTATGGAGCGGGATACGTAGGCATATCTGGTTCTGGCTCTGCCTCTGCTATGTATTCTCCAAGATCTAACGGTGATCGTATCTTACCCCAATGTGGGCAACCACCGCATACATACGGACGCCTGTCATCAAAAGTTATGCAGGTATGTCTATGGCTGATACCCTCTAATTTCTTTTGCAGCACCTCTTCATTAAAGTCGGGGTGTTCATCAGATATAGCTTTTGCCGCATACTCTACGTCCTTACAGTGTTTAGCTATAGATAACCCTGATACCCACAAAGGTTCGTCAACAAGGGCTTGGTATGATGCAATATAACCTAACTGACTGCATCCTACACCGTCCATAGTCTTGTGCATGATGGTCTCGAATAGGTATTCTTTATTACTCCTATGTGGAGCAAATGCATCTGTTGAACCAAACGTATACCCCTCGTCTGTCTTATCCTCTTCGTCTGGCGCAAGCGTATTGCTAAACGCTTCTAAAGAGATTGTTTCTGTGACCTCTTCGTCAACTACAACCACCTCTTTAGGCACGTCGCTCTTATGGTTATGCGTTGCGGGTATGCGTAAAATACTAGCGGCATCGGACGTACGGACCGGATCGGCCCTAAGTCCCAATCTCCTACAGACACGTTTGAGTTTATTAGCTATCGGCTCCCATTCGTCGCGGGACACTGGGTTATCCAAAGGCCAATATACGTGTACACCGTTGCCTGAGTTGACTAGTATAGGCTCAGGTAGACAGGTCTCCGTAAGAAACTCTTCTAATGCGCCGACTGCCGCCTCTTGTGATGGATAGTCCTTCTTCTCACCACAATCTAAATCTAAGAAAAAAGAACGCATTTCTTGTACGTTATTTTGTTCTCTACCAAGCACCATCTCTGGTGATTTTTGCTCACCCGCTTCTTTATAGGTAGCTAGTGCGTAGTATATATCGTAACCGTCTCTGTCGTATTCATACGCAGCGGTCTCTAATTCTTCTACAGTTTTGTAGAACTGCTGTACTCTTTTGTTCCCTTTGAACCCCCAAGCACAGTATAGTCCGTTGTCTCCCAAAACTGACTTTAAAAAGTCTATCGTTTTCATTATGCTACTTTCAGGTAAAAACGGTGGACTCCCACCCGAAGCCCACCGTGGTTGTGGTTAGTCTATTTTTTCTTGGTTCCCCATTTGTTGACTAATCCACTAAGGTCTTCTTCAGTCGCAGGAGCCGTAGCTTGCTCCTTAGACTTCATTTTAACGACCTTCTCTGGCTCCTTGACTTCTTCCATACCGTCTTCAATTTCTGGAAGTGCGCCAAAGGATGGTGTGGTCTCATTACCTGCAACGAAACCCCCCTCAACTTTCTTAAATGGATTGTATGCTTGACGTTCTGCAAGCTTAACAACCTGTACCTGACGTAATCTCAAAGATACACCGTAGTTCTCTTTAGTCATGGCGTAGGGTACAAACTCGACCATAATATTAACAGTACTACCACTAGTAAGCTGAAAGCCTTCTGGTAATAAGTTAGCATTAGAGTCAAACTGATCTGGCACAGGTACAACTCTGTTACTGTACTGACCTTTGATATTAGCAGATCCTTCCCAAGTGCCTTCATCAGTCTCCTTAAATATATCAGTAGGAGCCTTTAGTTCTTCAGGCCAGTTTGATCTGCGACTACCCGCATAGATTTTCTCCATACGTGTGTACAAGTCTTCAGCTACGGACTGCTCCATAATAAAGTTTACCTTGTACTGTGCGCCCGCATCGGTGGGTTTGCATTCGACCCAACCACCTTTCTCACCCGCTTTTTCATCGTACCGATATGTCTTATCGATCTTCGGGTACATTGCAGTTACATTTGCGATGATAAATGTCTCATTCGCCATCTTGTTCTCCTTCTGTAAAATGCGCCTCTATGGACGCTAGGTTGTAGCGAAAGGTAGGATTACCAACATCGCTAGGGATTTTTATGTACGAATCACGAGGTATCTTACTATCTTTAACCCATGACCGTACGGTTGTATTTGAAACACCAAAGTACTCTGAAATTTTGGTAATCTCAACATATTTATTTTCTATTGTATCCATCACTTACTCGGCTTCCTTACTGTTACTGATACATCCACAGATTTGTTAAGCCCTTTCGGTAACTTATCAGGATTATCCTCTAGAAATTCCCGTAAGTTAGACTGGTTTATTCTACGATCAAGCAATTCAGGAACTCTATTCTCTAAAACAAACGCATGGAAATGATCCCAATCGTATGTCCAATACTTTTCCTTACTTGTTTTGTATACCAGACCTTCCGAAGTCCTAACACTCTCGACACCATGCTCTTCGCAGTATTCTAGCATCGCTGCCTTGAGTTGATTTTGCGCTTCTATTAACTCTGCATCTGCTTTCTTAAATTTAGCAGATAGTTGTGAGCGTTCGTTACGCACATTTAAATACGCACTAGTTAAATTCTCTATAGATACAGACAATGTTGTTCTCCGATTTGTTATTATATGTGACAGATAGTATCTATCTGTGTCTTAGTCAAGTAGTTCTTGATAAAGATTTATTATTTGTGCGTGAACGTTTATTTTCTTGTCTAATAGCTTATACATCCTACGCTCTGCCACAGAACCTTCTAACTGAATAACTGTACATCTGTTTTTCTGACCTGCACGGTGTACCCTAGCGTTTGCTTGTGCATATGTTTCTAAAGAAGGAGTTGGTGACCACCACACTACAGTGTTTGCCGCTGTAAGAGTTACCCCATGCGCGGCACTCTGTGGTTGAATAACCAAGGCCCGGGGGTTTTCCTCTTCTTGAAATCTCTTAAACGTGTCTGCACGTTTTGTGGCACTTACAGCTCCTTCAATAATCGCTGTGTTTATACCGTCTTTTCGTAAACGGTCAGTTAGTATTTGTATGGTATGTTTGAAAGGCACAAAGATAAGTACCTTGTGTTCAGTTTCGTCTATGACTTCTTTTAGTACTTTATATCTATTGTCTATGTCGAACGCTATGACACCTCCATCGTCTGTGTATGCCGCACCAGAACTTATCTGTAGGAGTTTGTTAAGTGCTACCGCAGCGTTTACTGCCGTTACACTATCATCCGTCAACTCTAGTACCATTTCCCGTCTTAGTTTGTCGTAGTATTTCTTTTGTTGAGGGGTCAACGCCACTCTACGTTTCGTGTACAACATATCGGGCAAGTCCATACACTGTTCTTTTGTAAATCTAATCGCGGGTTGTAAAGTGGAATGGACTCTTTGTACGGCTGATTGCTTTGGAACCCACGTAAACCTAGATACTTGTTGCATCACCTGATCTCTAAACCCAGTAAAAAACTTAGGTACACTTAGTGGGTTAATAAGTTTGGCTAATCCGTACGCGTCCAATGGACTTTGCGCTGCGGGTGTACCCGTCATCATCCACAGACCACACCCTGTCTTTTCGATAATACGATTTAACACCTTCCATCGTTGTGATCGTGAGTTCTTATAGTGTGTAGCTTCGTCTACAATTATCAGATCAAACCCTGCTTTCTTTATAGAGTCTTCTACAATTTTAACACCGTCGTAGTTTATCATCACGAAACGCGCACTGCTGAACAGTACTTTTTCTCTTTTAGACTTGTCTCCGTGTGCTATGTCTGATGTTCTGTGCGGCGCAAAGGTCTGTATGTCTTCTTGCCATGCACTATCCATGATTGACAGAGGGCATATTACTAACACCCTGTGTAGAATGTTTTGCTTCATCAAAAAGTCTGCCGCCCAAATAGCACTGGCAGTTTTTCCTGTGCCTTGCTCGTTAAAACAAAAACCTTTTTTATTTTCACTTAAAAAAGCCGCTGTCTTTTTCTGATGTTCAAAGGGATCATGCTCCCCTGTCCAGTCATATAACTCATCAATGAGCGTGGTAACTGGTTTTGCCATTGTATTTCCCAAATTGTTCTCCTTGTTATCAACGTCGATAACATCAACGTTTCTTCGGTCTTTTACTCATACGCCCACCTGCGGCTCTATTTTTCTTCGGGCTTTGTAGAGTGTAACCGTCTTTATTTGAGCCGCCTCTACTTAATGCTTTCTTGTGTGCAATATCCTTACCTTTACGATTCACACCTTTCTTATCCAGACGTCTCCTCGCACGTTGACGTTCCATTCGGGCCTCATGTTCCCCTCTGGCTTTCTGTTGTTTGTACTCTTTCTTATATGGTCGTGGTTTATTTTTGTAAGGCATGGTCAGTTCCTTCCGTTGTGGACACATTCTAGTACGGGGCAGTGATGGTAACATAACCCTGAAGGTCTCGGATTCCATACATCTGTCTCATATGCTTTTTCCATTCTAGCATACTTCTTTAGCCATTTCCCCCACAAATCGAAACTATTCTCTATTTTGTATTCGGCTTCTATCATTTCATTAGCAACAACAAATAACAGTGCGGCATTGATATGTTTTATATCTGGAAATTTTTTAAAAATGCTTAGAGCCATAAGTTCAAGCTGTCCTTTGTCGGCATACTTTGTAGACTTGCCTGTCTTGTAATCTACAATCCACGCTCGCTCTCCTAACGTATCTACGATAGCGAGATCTACAATACCACGGAACCAGACATCTTTGTCTTTGAAGCCACAAGGTTTCAGGTCTCTGGTAAGTCCTAATCTTTGCTCAGTTAACTTTGTACCTCTAATGTCTCGCAGCTCATCGAGAGTTTCTTTAACATACATAAACTCGTCTGGGAGTGGTTTATTCTCCCCAACATAATCTTCTGCCGCCTTGTGCATTGCAGTTCCGTACGTCATCGCATCTGTCTGAACAACAGGATATTCACCTAATACAGTCACATGATAAAACTGTTTGGGGCAAGTCTCGAAAGACTTTAATCTACTGAACGACCAAGTTGTCATTCGCAATCTCCATAACTCTTACCCAGACCACTCTCACAGTCTATAGGTAATCCACCGGCCCAGTCAGGTGTCGTACGCATACATCTCTCTATATATTCTTGCGCTTCCGCAGCGAGCTGGTCAGGTACGCAACATACGATACTATCATGGACGGTTAATACTACTCTATATTTTTTAGCTATTTGTAACATCTGATGCCCTATAATACAACGAGCAATAGCTTGGCATACATTCTCGACTACCTTGCCACCATATATTCTAGTGCGACCTTGGCGTGTTTTGTAATGATACTCAGTTCGCCCGCTTTCTGTGGTAGCATCTAGATCAGTGTAGGACATCTCTAGCTGTGATGGCAACACGATTGCCCGGGAAGGCACGTTAACGTCAAGCACCCCAGACCGACCAAACCTGAACAAACTGTCATTGTGCATTTCTTTTATACATCTGTTTGCCGCTTGCCATAAATCTCCAATGTATGGGTACGTCTCTCTGTATACAGATATAATTCGCTTCGCCTCCGCCTCGGGTACTTCATACCCAAAGGTCTTGAGTTGCGCTCCAAACTTCAGATACCCCATACCATACCCTGCCCCCAAGATTGTAGTCTTTCCTACAAATCTCTGGTCTTTGGTAACTTGATCTTCGGGGACGTCGTAGATAGAACTAGCCATCTTTACATAGACATCTTCACCGTTGGCAAACTGATCAACCAAGTCGTCTTGTTCAGATAGCCAAGCTAATACCCTTGCTTCAATCTGAGAACTGTCTGCATCTATAAGAGTATGACCGACTGGCGCTTTGATTGCTTTCTTTAACTTCTTACCGTTGACCCCACGACTTGGCAAATTCTGTAGATTTATCTTGTCATCTCCACCCCATCTCCCTGTATGTGCGGCATAGTAACGGACGGGTACAGGGAGCAGCCCACGCTTCGCAATAGATATAAACCTCTCTGTACGTGTTTCTTCCAAAGTGCTTTTAGTACCCAGTCGAGCGGCAACTAAAGACTGTACTTTATCGTTCTCATGTTCTGCTAACGCCTTGAACCCTTCGTCTGACTTTGCAAATGCGAATGTCTCTTTCCCTGTTGTCGGACTTATCTTCATCGGGGGCGTTACACCAAGACCCTCTAGCAGTGCGGCAAACTTGGGGTTGGACATCAACTCCTCTTTCGCTACTCCTGCTTCTTCCAACAACGTGTCCTTACGTGAACGTGTCTCAGTAAGATGTTCTTGTAGCCCAGCCAAATCGAGACGTAGCGTTGGCTCAATATACATTCTTAATGTAAGGTCTATTAGTTCTAACTCTTCTTGGGGGAAGTTAGGTAGCATCAGTTTGAATATGTCATATGTCAAATCGACATCGTTTATGGCATACTCAGCAAATCGAGATAACTCCTCGGTAGTGAAGTCATCTATGTGCTTACCCATTGTGTTCTGTATTTCTGTACCTTTGACTCCAACACCATATCTTTCGGCTACGTTTTTCAGCGATACACTTTGATCTACACCATGTAATGCTCTCGCCATACATAGGGTATCAAGCCAAACTTTCGGACGTACATCATATAGCCAGTCCAATATCGCACCGTCAAACATCGTGTTGTGACAGAGGATGGCGCACCCAGAGAAGTCTGCTTCTGATAAGAAACTTTTGACTCGTACAGCACCCTCTATCCATATCGTAGGTCTGTCACCTATTTTTATTGCAAGCCCTATGACCTCGAACCTTTTATCACGCACGTATTCTTCAGTCGTTAACTTGCGTAACGAATACTCTCTGTCGTAATAAGTTTCGAAGTCTAGGGTTATAAAGTTCACAGTTGAGAGATCTCGCCGCCCAATGACATATACCCACAGACATCTACGTAGTTGTCTATGTTCTTTGTGCCGTCCCCGTGCAACCTTGCTACTTTCATCAAGGCCAACATGATCGGTACGTCATCAACAGATATAAAATCTCTAAGCCCAAGATGAGCATTCCAATATGCCGCCATGAGTACAAAGTTGTTTGTGGCATCGCCATGCTGTTCGGCTCTATCTCCGTTAACTAAATTCTTTGCTGTATCCAGTACATCGGATCTAGTCAATTTCTTTGGAGCATCTAATATTTCTTGTGGTGTTCCAATTTTTTTCTTAATGTTCAGTGCATACCCATAAGATATACCTACGGCATCTGCTAGTTCTCTAGCTGTTGCGCTTTTGTTTTCTAATAAATACTTCCACGCTTTTTCTTCTTTCTTACCCATACTTGTCTCCCATTAACAGTATATGTGTCTTCCTGCTTTTTGCAGTTTCTTTACGTATTCTTTCAATTCACGTCTCGCTCTTGCTAGATCGTTCTTGACGTTTGGATGTTTATCCAACCTACCTTCTTCTACTACATACTTGTCTACTTCGTTACGTAGGAACCGTAACTCCGCTTCCTCCATTTTCGTTAAACTCTGCATCATTTTCCCTCAATAGTTCATTTATACTGGATAGATTATCTTCATTTATAACCAGAGCTATCCCTCCCTGACTATCAATATCTTTCAGGTTCTTCATCTGTAACGCTGTGGGTTTATTATTTCCCGCTTTTGTTTCGATACCAAAGAACCTACCTCTGTAGCATCCAATAATATCGGGTACACCGCTACGTCCATACCCACCTGTCATCGGAAAGAAATAGTACGCACCCATTTCTTTTAACTTGTTCGTAACTCTACGTTTTACTTTTGCTTCTGGTGTCATCACACTGCTTTCATTACTTCTAAATGTTTCTGTTCGTACCCGTAGTCTGATATAAACTCACGCATCTTTGCCCTAGCTTCTTTTAGTGTATGGAAATACAGTATCGTGTGACCTTCTTTACCTAAAGGCACGTTGCTCATAATAAGTGCATACTTCATACCTGATGCTCTCCTTTTATCTTTGTTTGGGAATTGACGAAACGCATACTGCTTATCCCTGTTCAAACGCCTCTGTAAAATGACGAACGGTCTTCGCTTCTGCCATTCTTCTACACCTTTGGCATGAGCGGCAGATACCACGTTTGCTAATTTTCTCTCGTATTTATGTCTCTTACCTACTGTGATTTCCATATCATGCAGAGGAGCGTTCGCCGGTATTGTGAAAGCATTGTCACACACAGACACATCTAGACCAGACTTCAGAGATGCGATAATGTTGTCTATCTCTCCTTCGGTAATACTATCGAAGTTCTTGTCTATGATTGCTGACGAAGTAAACTCATCTACTTCATCCAAATCTACGTCATCCCAATTCTCTAGATCTTTATCAGTTACGTAAAAGACTTGGGCGTACTTCTTACCACTATTTGAAGGTTTCTTATACCACCTGTTGGCACGGATTTTACGTAATCTCTCTTCTTCGTCCTCAAGTTCTTTACGTAATAAATTCATAATGTGCGGTCTCCTTGGTAATGAACAAACCAACCCAATTCTCCGCACTGACAGTGTTTTTGGGAAAACAACCTACTGGAAAAACCCGCCCACCGCTGTCTGGGGCTATTCAAAAAAACTGGCATCGCACTTGTTATCGACCACGATAACAGAACGTGTCTACTCGTATATCCAAAAGTCATGTTCATTTATGCGCTTCCCAACACCGTCTATGGAGCCTGTCGATCTTTTACCCCAATCACAGAATGAGAGTGCCGACAGTTTTCTCCTTACCCATTCGGGCAAATCAGTTTCCGACATATATACCCCCGAGATATCTTTTTCAAGAGTAAATGTATCTATTCTTGTAATTTTTATATGAGACGTGTCTGTACGTATTGATACGTGGTATAAGTTATCCATACGTAAAATATAGGTTGACGCACGATAAAATACAACCTATAAATAATTTGGATGCACTTGTTCTATCATGTGGGGGGTGCAGTTAGCGTGATGTCTACCGCACCCCTTATTCTTTTATTTATCTTCGTCTAATTCAAACTTAGTGTCGAACTGTTCAGATACTCTAGCATCAGGTGTAAACCTAGCGTTGGCAAAAAAGTTATTAACAACGCCATCAAACTCAGACACCTTCTGAGATAATCTCCACTCGACTTGCTTGCTTACATCTTCAAAGAGTTCATCCCTCATTTGATTCATGCTAACAGGTCTGAGGTTGATCTGCTGTTTTAACCCTGCATTGATATCTTCTTGCTTCCGAGTAAACTCACGAAGGTCTGATTGCAGTCGCAGAATACTCAAAGACATTTGTGTCACAACTTTCTGCAATTCTTTTAGGTCTTTACTCATACTTCGTCCTCCAATGTCCAAGTTTCCACACACATCGTTGATAGGCTATCGCTGCCCGTACAGTCAGACTGCGGATAAGCGTCAACCACAACGCCCTCGTGTTCGATCTTAATTTGTAAACTTATGAGGTGTTGCGGTATGTCCACGTACAAGTACGTGTCGTTACTGCTTGCCTCATCAATGTGAAAGCCTTTGTTAATCATACTTGTCCTCCTATGATATGGTATGGTCAGGTTTCCAGTTTTCTTCTGGAACAATATAGAAACAGTTACGTGCCGCTTTGAAGCCAACGCCATCAACGTAGAAGCCATTATCACCGAACGCCAACGACGAGATCTTACGTTTTTCGTCTTCGGTCAGATCCTCAGACTTGATCCACTGGATATTTTTGTGATCTGCCTGATACTGTTTTAGATTAAACCAATAGTCATCAGCATTGACTTGAAACTTAGCCGCTTGCTCCTCACCAAAGTATTCACGAATGTAGATAAACTTGTGTAGCTTTGGGCGTTGTTTCATTTCGTTCTTCTCCGCCAGTGCTTCATGGATCTCCTCAATCAGAACACGCACAGAAGGATACAGAAACGTGTACCCACTCTTTAGCAGATGACCCAACTCCTTAAACGTATTACCTCGTTCTTGGATATCTTTAGTCATTTCGTTTAGTTTACCACTGTATGCGTTATCGGCTTGATACTGCACATCATTCCAGTCTCGTCTGAACGCACTGAAGCTTATGTCGATATGCTCGATAGGTGACCACGGACGCAGATACCTTTGAGCATTCTTCACAGCCTTGTCCATGTGTAATGCAGAAGCTATATGATGATTGGCTTGTCCACTACCATACTTGTTGTTTACTATATTCTTGGATACAACATTGTACCTTGTATTATCCATACCAGAATATGTTGTATCCATGAAACCAATATAGCCTAGTGTGTAGCCATCATCTTCACGATAGACCCACGCACTGTCGTTATCACGCCAAGATGTTTTACAACCCAGTGCTTTCTCCACAGCCTTACGAAAGTTAGTGGTCTCGACACTTTGGTTTAGTTCACCATCACCATGCTCTTCGTAACTCAAGTCCAAGTCACAGACAGGTTTGTATAGTTCTTTAAGTATTGCCATTTATTTAGTCTCCCTCTTCATCCGTTCTTCACACCAACGGCAGTAATTTTCGCTTTCGTTATAGTTAAGGACGCAGTCGCATCCTACGCAATGTTCATGCTCTTCTTGAGCATCATCACAATTACACAAATTTGGCATTGTTCATTCCTTACCAAGGTCTAAGTTTAGGTCGTACAAGATGTGATGCGACCTCGCTTACATCACAATGACCTTCTGTTGCATTGATTTGATCGTAGAGCGCACCGTTATCTAACAGTACGCTCCAACAGGCGTCCTCAGTCGGAAACCAAATACTAAACTGCATCTGATGTTCCATGACTGAGTAGCCTATAGTTAGTAAAGTCCAGAACTCCATTATCGTAACTCTGAACTTTTTACGTGGATATGTTTACCTACGGGGGGAACACAACTCTCGTTGTCCACGATAACCCACAACACTGGATGATCCCACTCACCCCACTTACCACCAACATGACCATCGGTAATAACGATAGACGCATTTGGTTTGATGTCATGTTCACGTAGGAAGGGTGATATACAACGAGGATCAGTACCGCCACCGCCACGAGGTTTTGTAGTATCCTCTACTGTGTCCAGTTCGTCCCTCTCATAGCGTTCGTGTCCAGACACCTCTGTATCCCAATAGACAACGTGTAGTTCCTCCGGGGTTACGTCCATTGCGGCTTTGGCTGTTGCCCCGACCACAACTTTCTGCTCTGCTTCACCGACAGAACCAGACATATCGTTGGCACACATCAGGCTCTCAATCGTCTCGCTGACAGTAGATGGCATAACGACACCGTACTGCAAGTATCTACGATTAAGTCTGTTGTAAGTACCGTAGTCTTTACCCGAACAGTTGACCGTAACAAACTCACGTATCTCTTCACGGAAGTTTACCTTCGGTTTGAGTAGTTCCTTGAGGTGTCTTGCATCGCCTGTTCCTACTTTACCTGCGACGATAGCCCCCTGACGTACGGCTTCATCTATCTCCTTGGCGTTCTCTTTGGCTTCCTCGGGAGACATCTTCTTGGCTTTCTCGAAGTCATGCTTGTCTTGGAACCCTCGACCATTGCCTTTGTTATCGGGGTCGATAACAGATGGTTGTCCTGTCTTTGGGTTAACAGGTGGGGGCGGTGGATTACCCTTCTTTTTCTCCTTGTACAAGTGCCAGAATATCTTAGCGGTATCCCACGTAGCATCATACTTAGGATCATACATTGCGCCATCGACCCAGTCGATTAGATCACCATACACAGACTTGTTACTGTACAAGTGCCAGAGGTCAAAGTTGTGGCGGTAGTCCATAGCCATGTTCGCCAACCCAGAGTCTATCTCCCAGAGGTGCGCCCATGTAGCCATGTCTTTCGTCATCTTGTGATAGTTCTCATGTATGATAATAAACCGTACTTGTGCATCGCCTTTGTCTTCGCAGTAAGCACGGCTATACCATTCGTTACGACCATCGGTGCAAGCAGTCATCGAGGGATCATCGTCATCAATATTACGATCACCCACTGCAAGTACAGCCGATAGTTCGGATGCGTCCTTCATTATACGCATCACATTCTTATCCAGTCGTTGTTCGAACGACCCTTGTCCACTTAGTACTGACATAAATTATTCTCCTTACTTTTGTACTCGTATATATTCACGAGTTATTGTGTGTTTAAAATACAAAGCTTCTTCGTCTTCGTGCATGAACATGTATAGGTCTTTCATAACTTCGAAAGCCTCTTCAAACTTCTGTTTCATTATAACTCCTCAGAATATTTGGAAGTGGATACCAAGTATCCACCCCATTACCATTAAGACCGCAAGCAGTCCGATTAATAGATCTTCACCTGTCATAGGCTGTTCTCCTCTGTTATCGACCTCGATAACACACGGTTAGCGTCTGGGCTTAACTCCAGATGTTTTGCGTCAATTTCTTCTCTGAACACATCACGAGCGTCTTGGTTTGGATCTTTCTTCAACCCCTTCCATTGTAAATACGCTTCAGTCAGACGAATGATCTCTACAAGCCTTTCGACTTGATGTTCTAGTGGTGTATCGTCTCCGAACCCTATCTCGAATGGAAGACGGTTAGCGTCTCCGCTAGAGTAGTCTTCGTTAATGTCACTACGACGACACATATAGCTATCACCGTCACGTTCTGCCCAAAAATAAACATCAACGTCATTTCTGTGCCACCTCATCCGTCTCCAAAATGAACCTAACGGTAAGTCGTGATCCATTTGAAAGCGTGGCATAAATGGGTTTTTCATTCTATCTCCTCCCTTTTAGTTTCTACAAAGAGGTGCAAACTCCAGATTGGATCTTCACGATAGTCTTCTCCAATCACAGATCGCCACTCCCATTCCCAGTTTGTTGAACCAAGCTTTTCTTCTAGTGCTTTCTCCAACTCGATTATTACTTCGGCTGTATCGTTGTGGAATTTATCCTCATCTTTATGACCGATTAGTAGTTGCCCATTGTGTGGACTTCCTCTCCATTTCCAACTATCCCTCATAGGTCACCTCACTATAGTTTTCGATGCATTTCTGCATAAGGTTAGCCATCTGGGAAATCTGCCCCCAGACATCATCGACAGTCCAGAACTCAAAAGGCTCCCATGCGTGTTCTTCAACAAACTTGTCAGCCTTTTTCTCCGACCACTCATGCCAATTATCAGGCAAGTACTCAGTCAAGTACTCACCCGAAGCCAAAACCATCAAATGGTTATACGCCACTTTTTCTTTAGCCATCGTCTTTGACCTCCTCTACAGAAACAAGTTCGAAGTCCTTGGACTTGTCGTAGCCAATATCAAATCGAAACTCATCCCACCCAACAAACTCAGCGTTGTTTGGATCATCGACCTCAACCTCATAGACATACTTAGTCGTATCATGAGGTGCGAAAGTTACTTTATACGTAGCCATTACACACCTGCCGATTTCTTGTCAGCCGCACTGAGGTGACCGTTTGCCATTGTGAAGTCAGTGAACTTCTTGTTGTTCACCACAGCCTGTTGACGTTTCTTGTCAAACTTGTCTGAGTACACACCGTTCACAAACATACCTTGCATATTCGCAGGTAGCCTATCCATGTAGTCCATCCACGCATCGATCCACGAACGATCAATGTTCGACAATGTGCGATACATCATCATACACTGAGCCGCCCCCGATGACGGTATCTTGGCAGACTTTGGATTGTTCTTGATGTCATCCAACGGAACAAGATCATCAGATATAGTAAACTGAGCATTGAGTTGTCTAGCCGCATGTTCACCGATACAACCCATAAGCAATGCCGTTGTAGTATCTGCGCCAAGTTGATCACGTACCTTGCAGATATGAGACGCAGTTTCGAGGGATCGTGGTGTAACGAATGCGGCTCGATTTACCTTTGGATGGTAGATGTACTGGTTGTCATCAGGGTTCTCTACATCAGTGAACGACTGAAAGATCTCTGGGTTTTCTTTCGCAAACAAGATGACCTGTGGGTCAATGTCATTGTTGATAGCCCATTCCATCCACTGCTCGTTAGTCCACTTCTTGACTGTAAGCACACAGAAACGATTACGTTGATGAGGTTGCAGTAGATCGCCAACAGCTTCTGCTCCGAGGTTAGTCGTTGCATACACCAAACTTTCTTCGTGTAGTTTGCGACTACCCATCTTGCGTTCGTACATCAGGCAGAGTAGTGCGTTCTGCACAGACCTGTTTGCCTTGCCGAACTCATCGACCATGATGATCACTGGACCGTCGATGTGAACACCAAGTTCTTCGTTAGTCACGAACCTGACGAACTGACCGTTCTGATCTAG